AAGATGCGAGACCTTGGCTTCCACCTGTCGCCCGATGCGACGCTCGATGTTTGAGGCCGTCGCAGGCTCAATCAACGCCCACCAGCCGTTCGGCGTCAGCGCCGTCCACGTCTCCGTGAAGCCGCCTTTCCCGTCCGACACCCGCGGCCCTGGCACCTCAATCGTGATGCGCTTGTCTAACGTGCCTGCATCGATCCCGATATCCATCAGCAGAACACCGGAAACGTCCGATACGGACCGAGCAACGCATCAACCGCCTGCGGCAGCGTGGAGGCCGTCGCGGCCGCAAGCACCACGGACTCACGATTGCGATACCAGTGCGCGATGAGCAGTAGCTGCGCCTGCACGATCGCCATCGGCACCTTCGTGGCGTCCCCGTAGCCAGCGGTAAACCGTACCGTCACATTGCCTGACTCGCGGCGAGTGATCGGCCAGTACGTCGCATACGCCTGCTCGATCCTGGCGAGAGGCGCTGCGGGATTCACCTCCAGCCCCACCGCGCCGATCACCTTGTAGCCCGATGTCGGCACGGTCTGCGTGACGCCGGCCGTATCCACGTACTTGACCGAGACCACCGACTGTAATGGCGGCTTCGGCAGATCGATGCAGCACGAAAAGCCGTCAAGGATCAGATCCCACGTCGCCGTGATCAACTGCCGCCCAGTGATCTCTTCAACCAACTGTCTAGCGGCGACGATGTAGCTCGAGATCAGGTCGTCGTCGTCGTTCAGGTCCACTCGGCACTGCTGCCGGGCGAGCGCCAGATCGATCGGCTCCGACGTCGGCGGTGTCACAAGGCTGAGCATCGGTGTCCTCGGTCTCCAGTCGCTCGGCCGTGCCCGCCTGCAAGGCGCCGATCACCGCCATCGGTGCGAAGTCTCGAACCTGCCCCGCATAGGGCCCGACCAGCACGCGTAGCAACATGGAAGATCCTGACTAGGCCGCCGTCACCGTGGCCCCGTCGTCCACCGGCAAATACAACAGGCGCCATTTCACCGACCCGGTGTTGCTGGCCGCGCAGCTCAGGTCAATCGTGCCGATCGGCACGACGACCGGCCGGTCACACAGCACCGTCGCGCCCGCATTCGCGCCGACCATCGCATCAGCAAATGTCCCGGTAATACCGAACAACGTGCCGATTTCCTTGTTGGCCGTGCTCAATACCGCGCAGAGATCGACATCGGTGCCGGTCGTTGGATTCGAGACGATTTTGGTGTTATTCGCCTGATTCTGGATGGCGGTCGTCACTTCGCCGATGATCCCGAAGACGGCGATACGGCCACCCGCTACGGTGAAGAGCGCCGACTGCGTCGTCTGCGGCAACGCTGCCGTGGCCCGATCGACCGCGAACCCGTTCCGAATCTGAAAGAAGGCCGCCTGATTAGTGGCCCCTGGAATCTGTGCCATGAGCGGGACTCCTTAGCCGTTAATCAGTGATCACCGTCGGCGGCGTCGCACCAGGGAACCGCGTCTCCAAGAAGTACTGGACCGACGTGAGGTTGCCCGCATTCGAGGCGCCTGTCTTGATCGTGATGCAGTCGAAGCCGTTGTTGGTATCGAGCTGCGCCGGGTCGATCTGGAACACGACCTGCTTGTGCTTCAACGCGGCCGACGTGGTGTAGTTCACGGCGTCGGTCTGTCGGGCCAGCGTGTCCGTCGTGGCGGCATCTTCGTTGGACCAGATCGGTACGGCGTTGGCCAGCACCTTCTCAGAGGTGCCAGCGACGGCCGTCGCCTGATACGGCGTGAGTGCCACGGTGGCCGCGTTGCCCTGGTCCATGTAGACCACGATCCAAGCGCGGATGACGTTCTTGAGACTGACGTACTTGGCGGTACGCCCAGCGGCGTCAGTCGCCGGGGCGGCGCCCTCGACAATCTTGAAATGCTGCGGCAGCGTGATTGGCATATGCGTTGTCCTTCAGATCGTCCGCACGTTATCGCGCGGCGAGCGCCACGAACGGCGACGTGGTTGACGATCCGCTCTTGGGCGTCAGCGGGGCGTTCCATTCCGGCTGGCCATCCACGCGGTAGACGAAGCGGAAGACCGACTCGTCGTAGAGGAACCGGACGTGCATCGACACGGCGGACTGCACGTCGCCCTTGTCGATCAGTAGGTACTGCGTCGGATCGACCAGCATGATGTCGCCGACCGAGCCGAGCGCCGCGCCGTATTCGTGGACGACGATTGGACGTCCGAACAGGGTCGAGAACGGCGCCGCGGATGCCCCGCCGGACGGCAGGAACACGGGCGCACCACCCGCGCCGACCTGCAGCGACATGGTGTAGAGCGCGGCTTCAGCGGACGGATCCACCAGCCAGATCGCATTGGCGCGCGACGGCGCGTAGAGCCGCGCCCACATGTTGATGATGTTGGTGTATGTGACCGTGGCCGCAGCTTGTCCAGCGTCCTTGGCCACCGTGATCGTGGCGCCAGAATTCAGGAACCCGAGCGGCATGCCGGCGCCGGTGCCGTTGATGATCGAATCCTCGACGCGGAACTTGAGTTCCTGCGGCAACTGCCGCTCCACCCAGGCCTGCAACGCGGAGGCGTCCGCCATGAGTTCGTCGGTGGTGTAGACGAGGGCCGCGATCTTGTTCAGACGGAGCTTCATCTCGCGGAACTTCGGCTGGCTGGGCGTCTTCTGCCCCGCTTCAGCGGTCCAGTACGACAAGATGCCGCCGAACCTAGACCCGTTGGCGCGGCTCGTTTCGTCGATCGCCGGCAGCGTGATGCCGTTCGAATTGGCGCTGATGGGGATCTTCGACACGCGACCGAGCAGGTCACCCACGGCGTACGTGCGCTCCAGGAGCGTGGACGCGCGGTCGGTACCGACCAGGAAACCGCCATCCGAGCCGACGCTCTCGTTCAGCCCGGTCGGACCGGCCATGAGGCGCTGGTCACGATGCCCGTGCGGCTTCGCGGCGTTGGCAACAGCCTGGAGCATCTCGCCGAAGCTGCCGAACTTGTCGGCGGCCTTGGGCTCCTCGACGCCCTTGCGGTCGTCGGCCTGCTGCTTGGTGTCTTCGTTGCCGTTGGGGATGGAGGGCGCGACATGGCGCTCCCATTCCTGCGCCTCAAGCTCCATCTTCAGCTCGGCGTCCACCTCGCTGCGTTCGGCCTTGATCGCTTCGAACCGAGCCTTCTGCTCGGCCGTCATCCGCTTGTTGTCGTTCTTGTCTGCCGCAGACAGGAGCGCGCGAGCTTCCGTCTGAAGTGCGGCCTGCTGGTCCTGCAACGCCTTGAGGCGAGACGCCATCGCATGTCTCCTGATGGCACCCACAACGCAAAAAGGCGCGCGGATCTGCTTGGCGCATGATTCGTCGCCTTCATCGGAAGGCTCGGAGTCAAATGCGTCAGGCAAACTCGCACGCCTCGTTGGAGTGCGCGAATGTCTGCTTGCGTCAGTGCCGGACTACATCACTCAATGGAGGACGCAACACGGCGAGACGGAAAACTTAGTACGAGATTATTTTCAGTGGAGTATTTAAATGCGGAATACGCTATTGACCGACGGGACCATTGGTCATATCATTCGTGTGTCGAGAAAGCCAGTCGTTCCTGGGCTCGGCCAGGCTCGACGCGGCAGGGCTAAGCGCGGTCGGGCGCGGCAGGTCTCGGCTCGGCTAGGCCCGGCTCCGCTCGGCGTGGCAAGGGGCTGTATAGCCATAGAAAGGAACTCGTATGTCGCCTAGGTTGGTAATAGCGAAGAACCCACGCACGGATACGGACGTGAAGCTGTTAATGGATCGATTCTCAGAACTGCTGCCTGACGGACGCGTCATCCGTCACGATGACATCGAGGCCGTATTGCGGCTGAACAGGCGTCAGCCGTACTACAAGACGGTGGTTAAGCACTGGCGCAAGGATCTATTCCATGAACAGCGTCTCTATCTGGATGGTCGATCGGCTCTTGGTGATGGCTTCAAGGTGCTGACGCCAGACGAGATGATTCGTTTCTCTAATCGTCTCGTCCGAGCCGTAGGACGGGCGCTGAAGAAGGCCGTTGCCATCGCCGCTACCCCAAGAGACGACGAGCTGATTGATTCGAACGTTCGTGCGTACCGGGCTAGGTTGTTGTCCGCTGCCGAACAAATGCTTTCCAACAACGGACGATTACTGCGGGAAGTTAGCGCGGAATTGAGAGCGCCGAGGCAGTTACCTAGATCGGCTCCTGCTCAATAAATACAAGAATCGCGTGGCCGGCCGAGACGGGGCCGGGCTTGCCTCGGCATGGCGGGGCGCGGCGTGGCATGGCGGGGCACGGCACGGCTGGGCATGGCCAGGCATGGGACCGTATGGTCAAAGGAGACACGATGGATTTGAGAACCTATAGCGTTGAAATTACGGGCGTCACTCCGCTCATCATGCACTGGGACAACATCGCATGGTCCGACGCGATGGACGCGTGGCGAATGGACCCTAAGAATAAGAAATTCAGCAAGGCCGGTGACGACAGGACGCCTTCGTGGAAATGGCTAGGCTGCATGTATCACGACGGGCAGCATGTGGCGCTTCCGCAGGACAATTTGATGCGTGCCTTGATGGAGGGTGGCGCCATGGTACTAGTACCGGGCGGAAAGATGGGGAAATCATTCAAGCAGCAGACACAGAGCGGCTTGATCGTGACGGAGCCGTTCTGGCCCGTATCGGTCCGCGGCGCCAATATCCCGATCGACCCTTTCAAGCGACTGGCGTGGGACGCCTCCGTGTCGTTCGCCGACCATGAAGCAAAAGCCAGGTCCAGCGGCTTCGAGCTGTTCCTTAAGCGCGCCAAGATCGGCTCGGCGAAGCATGTTCGTGTCCGCCCCCTGTTCTCCGAGTGGAGCGTGGCCGGAACAATCCAGGTGATGGATGCGCAGATCACGACGGATGTGCTCCAGGACGTCCTGTCAATGGCCGGCACGTACAAGGGCCTGGGCGATTGGCGCCCGTCGGGCAAGACACCAGGGCCATACGGCCGCTTTACTGCGACCGTAGAGGACGTATCGCGAAAGGCCGCCGCGTAGAAAACGCTAGGCGCGCGGCGTGGCTGGGCTCGGCAAGACGCGGCTAGGCCGGGCTAGGCTCGGCTGGGCACGGCGCGGCGCGGCGCGGCATGGGGTCGTATGACCAATGGACTGTGATACATTTCCGGCCGTGGATCGTCACCAACTGAAGGCGCACAGGAAGCGCCTCGGGCTCTCATTGGCCGAAGCCGCCGGGCAGGTCGAAATCGCAACGAGAAGTTGGGCTCGCTATGAGAGCGGCGAGCGACGTATTCCGCTAAGTATCATCAGGCTGTTCTGTCTGATCAACCGCATCCCGATTGCCGCGCCCAAGCGGCCGAAGCGGTCACCGCGAAAACGCTGACTCGTCACCGTAGTCCGAGAGGTAGCCGTCAATCGCCTCTCGGATTACCTCGCGCATGGTGACGAGGTTCGTCTGCGCTGCCCGTTCCAAGCACTCGCGCTGCGTCCGCGTCACGCGCACGACGACCACTGAATCAGCCGGTTCACCGTACTTCGGCTTCGGTCCGCGCTTCATGGTCGCTTTGCTCCCATTCGCTGACAATCTGATACGCCAACTCGTCGTCATCGGCTTCGGAGGCGGCCGGAAGTGGCGACGCCGGTTCTGGTTCTGGCGTCGGCAGTTCCACGGGTGGCTCCTGTGAGACAGGGGATTCAGCCTTGACATCCTCCGTCTCAGCAACGGCCACCATGCGCACATCAATGGATTCCGCCGCCACGCGGTTCGGCGCTTTCCATCGGCCGCTGGCCACGCGGGCGATCGCGTCGTCCACCGTGCCGATACGGTCAGCCATCCCGAGCCGAACCGCATCCTTGGCCAGCACGCTACGCCCCTTGCCGAAGTCTGACCGCACTGTCTGCGCGGACACGCCACGGCCACGCGCGACATCCTTCACGAAATTCTCGCCGACCTGATTCGCCTGTGACTTCAAATAGGCGCGCGTGTCGTCGCTGAGCGGTTCCCAGTCGTTCACTTCAGCCTTGTTGTCGCCATAGCGAATAATCTCCGGCTGAATGCCGTCCATTTTGTAGGCTTCGGCCGCGTTCTCGTACCACATAAACACGCCGATACTACCAACCTCAGCGCTCGGCTGGACGACGAGTTCATCGGCCTGCGAAAGAATCCAATAACCAGCGCTCAGCGCACGACTTGCGGCCACGCCGATGATTGGTTTCGTCCCACGCGCGTCGAAGATCTGCTGTGCCAACTCTGGCAGACCAGCGACTCCGCCACCAGGGGTATCCGCCTCAATGACCACGGCGGACACGTTCGGATCGGCGATAACCTGCGCAAATGCCTTCCCGAAGGCCATCGTAGACGTCCCACCACTGCCCATGGTTAATAGGCTGGCCCGCTGCGAAATCGTGCCGAAGAGCGGTAGGACGGCCACCGCGCCCGCGTTTCGCGTGACGTTCGGTCTGGCGTCGGCCACAATCGCCTTGATCTCTTCCTCTGCGACATGCACTCCCGCTGCGCGCAACGTCAAGAAAGCGCGAATCGCGCAGTACTTTGACTCATCGATCGCCCAAAGTTCGCGGGAGAACGCCCGCATGATGTGCTGATAGCGGTCAGGCTGCCGGTTGTCGCTCATCGTCGTACTCCTGCAAGGCTAACGTGACGAGCGCGTCACGATGGAGCTGTGTGTGCTCCGTCCAGGGATAGCTTTTGGCGAGCCGTTCGGCACAATAGGCCGCGGCGACGAGACTTGGCAGGGCCAATGCTTCCGCCACGAACGTCGCGTGCTCGGCGTAGAAGGCCTCAGCCCAGGCCTGATAGGCCTTCTGTTCCTTCGCGTATTTCTGCTGCGCCTTCGACACGGCCCCAGCTTCGCGCCGCAACACCCGATCCACGGCGGCTCGGGCCAATGAGGCGCCGCGCTGCTGCTTGGACGGTGGTTGCGGTGTCGCCTGCTCCTGTCCTGCGGGCGGCGGATTTCCCGTGCCCATGTTCAACGGCACCAGCGGCTCGTCTAGCCCGTCGAGCGGGTTCAGGTTTTCTTTGATGCGGGCTTCGTTCCGCGTCATCCAGCCGTTCGTGATGGCCGAGGCGTAGAAGTCTTTCCGGGCCGTCGAGTCCCCGCGCATCAGCGCGTCCATCAGGAACTCGGCGAAGTAGGTATCATCCGCGACGATCAGATCGCGGGAAATGGCCTGCTCAATCCGGACCGCCCACGGCCGCAGCGTATGGATCACCAGCTCGATATCGAAGGCCTCCACGCTGGCGTAGGTCTGAGCTTGCTTGTTCGAGCGCAGAAGATGCACCGGCACGTTGAACCACCGCGCCACTTCCTCGATCCCGAACTCCATCGTCTCGATCAGCTGGGTATCCTCGACGTTGAACCCAATATTTTTCCATGCCATGCCCTCTTCGAGGACCATGATGCCGTGGGGGTTC